TAGATGAGTGTATAGGTTGCTTATATATAGATGCGGACTGTTGCTGAGTCTTTTTCTTCTCCCCGCGGAACGGCAGTCCATACATTCCCTTGATCTCCAACGATTGTTCTTTAATTCGTAGCGAGTGATCGCCTTGCGTTTATCACAAGACCTACAGACCCTAGTCTTATGACCAGTCGTATGGGGTTGTGTCTTTAATTGTGATTTGGAAACTTTCGACATCTTTTAGAGTTTCTCTAAACCTACCCATAGCCACCTTGCTAGATGATACGGCAGGTTGGTTGTCCATCAGTTTTTCCCCAACGAGTATGCACCCATGAGAATCTTTTTCTGGGAAGTTGCCAACATGGAATAGTATATAAGTTCTATTCTCAACATCAGTTACTTCAAATGTTTCGCCAAATCTTTTTGATGTGTATGCTTTACAGGTGTATTCACCATTAGGTATGCAGCTCACCTCTTGTTGGTTGTTTCTCCAAGGACGTTCAGCAGTCCAGAAGACTTCTCCTTCTATAGTTAATTTACCCAAAGTACCTTGTGGTAGATAGGCAATCCTTTCAAGGGTAGCACCCGGAGTTTTTTTATTAAAGAACATAATTAGCTACGACTCCGCCTATTCCTATAATCGAACCAATAACTACACCGCCAATGATTCTCTCGCTCCATTTTGCGTGGACATTATCTCTCATCTGAGATGACTCAAGGTTTCTTAATCTTACCTCGTGATCTGAGGACTGAGTTAATGAAAGACTTACTCTTTCCTCAAGCACTGGAATGTGACGAACAAAAGACAACACCTCGTCCATGTTTTTTTCAAGGTTTGCCATACGCATTTCTATTCCAGATGTTTCCATGTTGTTTATATAAAACATTCTATTGATAATGTTCTAAAGATACATTAATTAAGAAATAAAACAATATTGCATTGACTAAGAGCCATCATTCATTTAATATTGTAAACATTCATTACATACATAAGGGGAAACAAATGAGTATAGAACTTAACGAAAAAAAATTACTACAACTTGACAGCATGGATGTTATTTATTGGCTAGATCATTTTAATTTTCAATCGCCAACCGTTTTCATAGAAGAGGTTGTTAATGGAAAGATAGATCTGGATATTATGAGAAGGTCTATATTTGCATTGTCCGTGGGTGCTTGGATAGATGCTCAAGATTTGGCAGAGGATATGTATGGTGACGACCAATGATTGGCTTATGTTTAGTATCTATTGATGGGGATATGTCAAGGCATGGGATGTGTTCAAAGAATCAAGTCATACCAATTTCATGGGATGACAGGCATTATGTTTGCAGATTTGTAGAAGCACAGCAGAAGTTACATAACTCATATAAAGTATGTAGTGATTTTGGAAGCTCTGTCGTTCAAAAAAGGGGTACTAGGTTCTATGAGCTTTTTGCCGATCTTAGGGATCGTGGAATATTTACCAACAAATGGGAGGCTAGAACAACTTGGTCATTAGAATACTATGGTGATGATGAACTACAAGCCTTTGAGCCTTGGGAAGTTTGCGTGGTTGAAGATTAATGCTTTGTTATGAATGTGGAACGGATACCAAGGTTGTTGATGTAAGGAAGTTTGTTGACGGCACTGTTTTAAAAAGAAGAAGGGAGTGTCTATCAGAGGTTTGTGGGAAAAGATATACAACCTACGAAGAGCCTGAGAGAAAAAAGACTAAACTAAAGTAAATCTATTGCTCTTGAGGAAGCTTCAAAGTTCTTACCAAGCACAGCCCATTCAGTCTCCCCGGATATTTTATAAATCCAACCAGATAGTTTATGTTTTTTGCCGTAGGGAGTTGAGGGGATCCATCTTAATGAAACCCTTTCGTAGCCTTTCTCTTTAAAGAGGCTAGTGAGTTCTTCCTTTCTGCTCATCGTTAAAGTAGTAGTACCAATACTCCTCATAGATTTCTCTGAATTCTTTAAGGTTTGGTATGGTTAGGTTAGGGGTTTCTCTGAACGTGGCAACGTATTTCCTATAGGCAGTACGCAATTCATGTTCACTGTATAAAATCACACCTATTATCATAAACGATATTGGTCATTAATTCACCTATGATTTTTTGGGAGGGCTTTTTTTCTTTCCCCCGGAACCTGCCCAGAGAACTTTTCTAGCCCAATGGTTCGCAGAGAACTTATCATCCTTCGTAAGCCCACCTGATTTGTTCTTGATTCCAGCGGATCGCTTAAGGTAATTGTCCCTAGCTTCACCAGAATAATTATGACCATAGTCCTTGTGACCAAATTTAACGACTTTAATCTCATTACCTTTCTTAGCAAGAACCTCCATCTTATGCTTACTTGAACCGCTATTTCTTTTGGGTTTATTAAAACCCGGAAATTTCTTTCCTCTATAGACAACTCCGCCTGAGATTCTTTTTGTATCTTTGGTTGTAGCCATGACTATTTTCTTTTTGTGTTTGCTTTCCTGCGAACCCTAGAAGGTTTGGGTTTTGTTTTTGCCTTCTTGTTGATGTTCTCTGCGTTTCTTTTAAGAGACCACTCAACAAACCTATCGAACAATTTGCCTATCATTATTTTTTACCCTTAGCTTTTAACTTTGCCTTTTTACCCAGCTCGTTAAGGTGGAAAAGTTTTACACTTGTTTTAGTGTGTGATTTATTTGTATGTAAACTTCCATTAGGCATTTTATGAGAGCTGCCTTTGTGTTCGGTCCCATCTTTTTTATAATGTTTCATGCCTTTCATATTAACAAGCCCTGCCCTTTGGCATAATTACTTTTTCTTTTTTGACTTTTTAAATCCAGACTTCATTGCTTTGTAAGACTTTTCAGAAATGGTAGAGTTCTTTTTAGTTCTACTAGTTCCTGCTTTTTTTCTTTTATTGATATTTCCATACAAGCTCATCTTTTAGTCTCTCCTTATGCATTGTTACTACCCTGTTATAGACCATTTGTTTCATGCTCTTTAACGCCCTAGTGTGCTCAGGTAACTCTTGCCATGCTTTTTTTCTTTCCCCCCGATTTGGGAGGTTGGCAATGGTCTTAGAGATTCCCATCTGCATAGCTAAAAGATACAACATATCGTGAAATTTATCATCAACATCTGACAAATAAGCCTCTCTAATTTTTTGTGACTTAATTTTTCCAATCTTATCAGCGTAGGTAAGAGTATCTATATCACCGAAATGAGTCCTATGCTTCACTTGCTGTTATAGGTATCGTGGTTGTATAGTGCAAAGAAGCCGTAGTGAATAACCTTAAGAATGTCAGCCCGGTTCTTGCCCTCCTTCTTGCCATACCTCTGTGCATATTTCATAACATTGCCCATGCAAAAACCTTCACCATGACCACTATCCATTATGAATTCAGTGGCTTGGAACTTATTTAACGAGTAGTGCTGTTTATAAGTCCCATCTACATACTCAGCGAATTGTTTAATCAACTCTCCTTCATTGTATTTGTAATCTATTTTTTCTTTTTTGGCTTTTGGCATTCTTGCTCCTTCTTTTTTTTGTTAAAAATCTTATCCCAATTATCCTGCATAGTCTTTTGGTCAACCTGCGTCTTTCTTCTTAGTGATCCTTTGCCCATTTCAAATTAGCTCCTTGGTTTTTTTTAATAACTCTTCCTGAGTCCCATACCTTTCCTCAAACTCATACCTAAATGGGTGTCTGGAAACATACATGTCATTGTTAGCACCTTCCCGGTGATGCCTGAAACATAATCCTATTGTGTTTAGATGTGCATTGGGTTTTGTTTTTCCGTCAATGTGATGAACCTCTGACGGAGAATAGCACTCATGAAATAAATGACAGACTATGCATCCAAAATTAGCTACAGAGTCCATCCAAGTCCTCTCCTCTTTATTGGGTGATCTGCCCTTCATACTCTTTCAATAACATTTTGTTGTTTTCTTTTACATAATCCTCAAATGAAATAACGTCCTCGCCGTATTTCCTTCTTTCAGAACTACACTCTGCATACATCATCTTACAAAATTCTTTAAAGTTATCATGCCCCATATCTATTCCTCTCCGTCCTTAGGTTAGCCATCTTGGTTCTCCATTCCTCGAACTGCATATCCACTGCAAGTTTCTCGGTCTGCAATGCGTCAAGTGATGCCTTGGCAACGGCTACCTTCATAGAGGCGTGTGCGTACTCGTCAGTTGCCTCAGCCTTAGATTTCTGTGAGTTATAGCTACGCTCTCCTTCTTCTTTAGCAAGGCATAGCTCTTTCCAGAAAACTCTTTTAAGATTTACCTCTGATTTAAGAACGTTAATTCTAGTCTCAGATATTTTTGGGATGATCGCCCTTAGTTGTTCATGAAAATTCTCAGATTGGTCCATATTCTTTTTTCCTCCCAAAAGCCACGTCCTCTGGGTCAATAAATTTAGATAGAGCTCCATCAAAACTTAATTCAAAAGTTCCCATTTCACCCATCCTGTTTTTCTTAACTATAATTTCAGACAATCCTGTATCTAACGAATCATAATAGTCTGCTCTATATAACATTATAACCATATCAGCGTCTTGTTCTATAGACCCGGAGTCTCTTAAGTCTGAAAGTAAAGGACGCTTGTCAGGTCTTGACTCAACACCACGATTTAGCTGAGATAAAGATATAACAGGACACCCCACTTCCTTAGCTAATCCCTTTAAAAGATTTGATATGTAAGTCATAGAAGCCGTCCTATTATCTGACCCAGCTGGTGCTTTACTTGTTGTCATCAAGAGTTGTAAATAATCCACGACTATCAAGTCTATTTGTTTTACGGATTGTATTGCCTTGGTTTTATTTA